GTCAGGGATAACTGTCTTTTCTAAAAGACCATGCATATTTCTATGCATGCCGGTCTCCACTAGAAATAGTGGTTACCAAGTCAAGATCACATCTTATCCTAGTAACAGAGTTACTGGTAGTTATTCTTGAGATTGATAACATCTTCCTAGTTTCGACTAGTAGATGGTAAAATCTTATAGTGACTCCTTAAACTCTGATGCCAGCGATCGGTGTATATCTCTTGTCTCCTCTACGATCTGTTCTGCTCTCGTTGATTGCAAGTTTCCTCCCCCGAAAAGGGATACACGGAAGAAACTTGTACAACGTAGTTCAGTACGGGTCTTAAGGGCGATAGAGGCATTCATATTCATTAGAAGGTATTTTCTACGTTCTTCTGAATAGATTGCTTCAACGTCCAATAGAGGAGATTTCTCCATTGCCTTTTTAAGAGTTATACCATCAGCTACAAGATTTTCGCTATATTTAGCTAATCTTTGTAAGTTGTTGATAATAGCTCTTACTAAAGGATGTGGAGAATAATCTTTTAATCGAGTAGATTGTTCATCCATTTCAATCAAAAGATCAAAGATCGAAGAGATTTTCTTGACTGCTTGTCAAGCCTGATTAACTAGGACTTCACCAAGGACTCTATCTAATTCAGATAGAATTACCTGTAAGTTTGGTCCAACCATATAGATATCATTATGGATTACGTTTACAGCGAAGAAATATCTAATTTCATCGTATGTAGCGTATCCAAAAGATATCCGCATGAATAAGTTATAAGGCTGGAGTTTCCCAAGTAGACTCTTGTAGCTGCTTACGCGACTACGAGAGGCTATTTGGAACTCCCTGACAAGACTGACACAAAGATCCATTATAGAACCTTTGAACATAAAGGTATTCCCCCTTATTTGGAAATATTCAAACAAAATATTGTATAATATGTAAATATTATTAATATTTGTTAATATTCCACGTAAGGGAGCACCTGTTATTTCACCCTGTTTGGTGTTGATTCATCTTTTGGCAAATTCATATGTATCAGAAGATACATGTGTTTTTGACTCAGATGTTTCAACCCCTAACTCTTTCATAATTTCGATGTACTTTTCAGCCACTTTATCATTGTTGATGACAATGTCATCACCTAGTAGTATGTATGAATCAAATCTTTT